ATGATGCTGCGAGTGACTTTGCTTGTTCCATTATTTGCCTCCTAGTAACGGGATATTAAAGAAAGAGCCGTCCGTATCACCTTGCTTAGTGAAAGAGATATGGCAATGATGATTATGCGGATTGCTCCCAGTGTACTTTCGCCAGCGCCAGCCCATGCGAGGCGATGCAATTCGTCCGTCGAAGATAACGTAGGCAATACGCTTCTCTCCTGCTTTGGCCGCGAGTCGAAGCTGATCTGCAATATCGGGCATGAGGTCGGGCTTGCCTGACTTATGTACATCTCGGTCAACATCGATGGCTGAAACAATCCCAGTCTTTGGATCAGGATTGTGCTGACTAGGACGCGTTGAATGACGCTGATCGCCGATCCAACCATCGGAACGCCTATCACGATCTGCGAAGGTGTCATCAAACTGTTCGCGTAACTGTTGTCCAGCTTTGCATAGGACAGGCTTCATCCGAGTAGGAGCTTAGCTTCTTCTTCTGTTATGCCTAAGCGCTCTAAAAGGGCTGCCTTAGCAGTTGCCTTCTGCTCCTCTAGTTCTAATTCGTGTCGAGATTCTTCGACATTCTTAGCATAGATAGCAGCTTCTTCTTTGGTCATAGCGCGATCAATGATTTCGCCAGTTTCAACATTGTGGATTCTAACTGTTGGATTTGCCATTACTTCACCCCGTAAATCTCGATAGTTCCTGCTTGCCATGTTCCAACATCTGTGACGAAAGAAATTGATGAGATAGCGCTTGTGCCACCAATATAGGTAGCGTTCAGCACATTATTTACAACTGTACTAACGCTATTCAATACTTTTCCATAAGCAAGGTAAGTTTTGTGTGTTGTAGTGTTTGCATAGTTAGGTATCTCAAAAACCATAAAGTTATCGGATTGTGTATTTTTTAGCGTTGTAGCAATACATCTCGCATTGGCGTCAAATTGAAAATCGGCTCCTGAAGCGTAACCGCGCATTGCTGACCATTGATAATTGGCATTTGTTGTATCAGTATTGAAATTTAAAAAAACCTGAGCAGCAGCGCCAGCATAGAAATCTTTAAGATAAACGACCAAATTTGTGTAAGAACCAGAAATACTGCTTACTGTGGTTGTTGAGCCAGTAAGAGAGGTGGTGCTTAGAAGGGTCATTCCTCCGCTTGCGCCTGCGATCGATGTCCAGGCTGAACCCGTGTAGTACTCAGTCGCGTTGGTGTCTTTAAGGTAGGAAAACATTCCTTCCTGAGGGCTAGTGATAGCCGCCGTGCGAGCTGCAGCGTCGGCGAAGACCATAACAACTTGAGAGGCTAGGTAGCCGTTCGCATCGGCGGCAGTTAGCACGTCCCCTGTCGTAAATTCTTTAAAGCCTAGACCAGCTGCCATTGTTTATCTCCTAGTATCCTAATATGGACGTGCCTATTATACCCGACGTCGCTGATCCTATAATGAATCCCTCGACAATGGGCTCAAGTGTTGTTACTGTGCATTTCATACTATTTGGGGTGATGTCCCATGCTAGACCCTGCACTTGCAAGGTCTTAACGATCGTCGAGCCATCAGGCTGGACGTTAGTGATCTTGACATTGTCAAAGTAATCAAGGCCAATCATTGTGTCCGTGGGGACTGCCGTGTCCAATAGATCGACTGTCATGGCATCAATGCGGATTGTTGTCTCGGCTCTCGTGGCCACATATATTTTGGCAATGTCTAAGACCTGAGCATCTGTTTGCGGAATCATCTCTGTCAGAGTAGTGCCATGAGGAAAATATTTTGCTGAGGAATCAACATTGACTGCCGTCTGTGCTGCGCCACCGATGCGTGTCATGCTAGCCTGATTGATGATCAGTTTGTCATCGAAAGCATATTGGAGATTGGAATATGGAATCCCAGTAGTCTGATTAAACTCAATCGGTGCTAGCGCTAAAGATGAAACTACGTCGGCGCGATCCTTAAACTCTGCAATGCCTTCGGTATCTATAAAGAAAGCACCCTGCTCGGCGAACTCTGCCGCCTTGAGGGCTTGCAAGGATGTGCGAGTTGTGCCGGGATCGACTTGAACTGTTGTCGATCCTGTGTCGATAACTCGCATGGATAATGGATAATCGACCTGATCAAGAATCTTAGTAATGCGCGTGCCAGTTGTCTGACCTGCTGTGGCGCCCGTCACACTTGCTATGTTAGCCATCTGAAAGAGTCTAAAGGCGTCATAGCAATGAATGTCGACATAGCCTAATTCTTGGCCTGTGGGATAGGTATATTTGTACGAATCGACATAACCTGAAAATAAAAAGTGTTGAGCTGTTGAAGTAGTTGCCGAAACACGAATCTTGCGCAATGGAGTCAAGTAAGGATAATAAATAGAATTTACGTTTTGAGGATTGAACGAGCCATCCTGATCGATGACTCTAACTGTGCAACTGCCAGCCTCATAGGTATCACGCATGACGTTACGGCCACGAGCAATCTTGATGGATCGAGTCAAATCGCTGAGATCGACTGTCGGCGTATTTACAGGCGAGTCACCAAATTTGCTAGTACCAATAACGCCAAAGGTCGGATCGCCAATAACGAAACCAAGGCCGAACGTAGCACCTTGGCTAAAGTCAAACGATACCGAGATGGTTGCAGGTAGGGTCATTTGATTGAAGGCGCTCCGCGTCCGTTATATCGGCTCACATCGCTGAAAGTACCTGAAAGGGATTGATTGACTTGAGTATTTGTAACTGCTCCACCGACAACCTCGCCGTCAAGATTGACCACTACGTTCACTGTACCTGCGGAAGTAACGCCACCTAGCGCTCCAATGCCTAAATAATCGTTCGCGGCTCGACCACCGATGCCCCCAGTAGGGACGTTAAATGTAGGTGGCATCCAGTTACGATAAGGGTTCGGAGCCTCAGGGGTTGAAAGTAATGCAGCCTTGAGATCGTTCTGACGCTTGGTTGCCTCTGTCAATTCTGCAGATAACTTGAGTGCCTGTGACTCATTCTTATCAAGCAAGGCAAGCTGTAACTGTAGAGATAGGCGGTCGGTCTCGCTGATCTGTCCTCGCAATGCCGCTGTGACGCTAATGCGATCTAGGTCTAGAACCTTTGAAGCCTTAGTCAGCGCGTTCTGTTTTTTCTGCGTGTCGAGAGTTTTCTTCTGTAATGCTGCTAATTCTTTAGCACGCTTGGCTGCGTCGGCTTCTGCCTTCTTGCGTTTTGCATCATTAGGATCTACATAACCCGGGCCAAGTGCTGATGATGGGTAGCCGCCCATACCCGGAAGACCTTGTGACTTTTTGCCATAAGCAGATAGAGCATCTAAAAGTTTAAGTGCCTCACCAGCCTGAGGGAATAGGGTAGCTAAAATGCCTCTTGCGCCGCCGACCTTTCCTATCAGATCAGCACCCGGCAAAGATTTTAACTTATCTCCTAAAACGGCTATACCATAAATGGCGTCGCCGACGTAAGTAGCAAGCTCGCCCATAGAATCGGCTAGTGGTTGGATCGAGTTACCTTCACCAGCTAACAATGACAAGCTATCCATAAGGCTCTTGCCTATGGTTTCGCTTGCTTCATTGGCGGCATTAGACAAAATGCCCATCTTGCCAGCGTAAGTCGTTAGATACTGAGCATTGGCGCCAGAGAATTGCTTAGTAAGTTTTTCTTGAACGTCTGCAAAACTCATTGTCTTAAGTTCTGCTTGAGTAAGTCCTAGTGAGTATTTACGCAATCCTCTAGTCTGACCGACGTAAGCCATCGATAAATCATTTACAACTGTCTCAAAATCAACACCGCTACCGGCGCTTATGTCTAAGGCTTGAGTAAGTAGCTCTGTTGATTTAGCTAATGAACCCGTAGTGGTCAAAAGTTTCTGCATTGATGGACGAAGCTGATCGTCGGCGACCCCCGAGGTGCGAGCTAACTGACTTATAAATTCTTCAATGCGTGGAGTTTCAAAAGCAAGACCAAGATTCTTGACGGCTATAGCTAAACGCGATGCGGCTTTCTCATCCTCAATAAAAGCTTTAGCAGCATTCTTGGTAAACCTAAGAAGCTGAGTTGCTCCAAAAGTAATAGCTAACTGAGCGCCTAATTTCTTAACGCCTTTTTGTAAAGTTGATGTGGCTGTGTTGGCTTCCTTGAAAGCCTTCTTGCCTTTAAACTCAGTAATAATCGGGATGCGTAATTCAGCCATTAGATGTTGCCTCTCGCGTTAAACTTGGCGGCTGCTTTTTCTAGCGCCTTAATTACTCCAACTTTGGCTTTACCTTCATCTTCTTTGTAAGCCTTAAAGATAGATCGACCTTTCATCTGTCCTTGTCCTGTAAGAGTGCCGGGAAGAACAGAAACAAATTTGTCGTTGGATTTACGGCCAGACCATTCATAGATAACTCCGGCGGCGGTTTTATTGTGAATTGATACTGCTTGCACCCATCCACGCCGATCAGGCTTAGTAGGTGTCAGTTTATAGCCAACGCCTCGACGTGCTTCGGCTGCATCATACATTGGAAACTTAGCAGTCTTGACTTCATGCTTAACAAATCCAGATGGCATAGCCGCATTGGATGGCATAAAACCTCTAGCCTTTTTGACCAATGGCTTTAAAAATCCAACCATCTCGTCACGAGTTTCTTTATCTAGATCAGGCGAGAATTGCTTGAGAGCCTTACGAAGCGCACTAGCGCCTTTTAGCTCTGTAGGCATCGCTCTGCTCCTTCGCTCGGTCTTTCAACGCTTTCAATAACATTTGAAGCATTGATGGATCTAAATCAATTAAAGCTTGTGGAGGGATAGCCGTCTCGATGCTCAAGCGAGCAATGAGATAGTGGATGCTATCCCTGCCTAGGCCAAAGGGTCAGACTCTGCAACCTCTACACTCTTAAGAGTTTCGAGAAAATCTGAGCCGAATGGCTTGACTGTGACTCCACTTAGTCGAAGGCCTTCCCATGCAAGCCAATAGACATCTGACTGCTTTTCATCATCGCGAAATGCTTTGTGAAATCCCTTTTTAGCATATAGCTCGAACGCGTACTCAAGTCGAGGAGTAATCTCAATCTCGGTGACGCTGTTGTCTGCCATTGTGACTATTAACTTTGCCATGCTGTGCCCCTTTGTTTAGTTTCTTAGAATGTGCCTGTTGAAGCGACTGCTACTGTACCACTTACGTTCCATGTTACAGATTGCATTCCTAGATCGCCGACCGCGCCGTTGATATCTGTTGTGTTATTGACAAGGCATGTCATTGTGTAGAGAGGGTTGGTCGCTGATACAGCGGTTCCCTTTTCCTGTAGGAGTACTACTGTGACGTTGGTTCCCCATGCAGCTTGCAAGGTAGCAAGTACGTTTGCAGCTGCGGTGTCGTTCATAAAGTCGATGGTTACGCTTGAAGCCTCTAGGCCCTTAACGTACTTCTGACCTGAGTCACCCATGGCCGTGACAGTTAATTCTTCAAAGCTACGGTTCAAAGTAATTGATTGGACGTGATCACTCAGATCGACAGAATTAACCTTCACGCCGACCTTGTTATTTAAGAATACAGCCATTTAGGTTATTCCTCGTCTTTCTTAGTAGATGGTTTTGGTGTTGATGGTGCTACCTGCCCGATCTTGATCAGGAAGGCTTCTTGCTCTTTTTCCCACTCGGACATTTTAGCTCCAACTCGTTAGGACTGAGATATTGATGTTACATGTAAGTAGATCACCCGAGACGGCACTCAGGACGGCAGGAGCCGAAACCTCTGTGACGTTGTAGGTGTATGAGGATGCAGCGAGTAGATTAAACACTCGGACTACATTGTCCTCAATTCCGTTTAGGTTGCCCTCGTTATCAAGCAACGGCACCATGATTGAGATTGTGAAGTTAGCCATTGGCGAGATAGATGCGTGCCATCCGTTAGACGGCGAAATGTAAGGGTCTGCCGGACTGATCACACAGCTGTTTGCGAGTGGGGTGCTGGGAGGAAATGAAAATACCGACCACTTAGTGTTGTCAATTAAAGCTGTTGCGATACCTGCTCGAAGTGTTGATATGGCGGCCATTAGCCCACCATCGATCTCGGATCGAGATAAGGCGCAAGCAATCCACGAACGCGTGCTAGGAGTGTATTGCCCATTCTGTAAGGTGAAGGCTGGTAGCCATCTATGGTTACGCCTCCGCTTGATGGAGCTTGGCGAGACTGCCAAATGTCGATGCTTATCATCAAGGCACATTCTTGAATTGCTGGGATCGTTGTGTAATCCGTGTAAGTCTCGGCGGCAGCAATTCCGAAAGGCTCGACTGTATGGCGCGGATTGTCAGATGTGTGTGTGGTGGTTATGTTAAATGATCGAGCATCGACGCCTGTAATTGTCTTTGTGCCATTGTACTTTGTGCCAGCACCGGAGATCACTACTGATTGGCCAACGTAAAATACTTCGCGAATGTTTTGATCAAAATAAAGTGTTCCTACTGTCCCCGTGTTGCCGTGAGCAATGATGTACTGCTGATTTTTCCATAGAAAGGGCAAGAGTACGTTATCTGCGGCATCGCAG